TCTCTTGGCATTTGTATTAGCATCTCAAATGAGTTTTGGTTGCTTAAATAATGGACCCCATAACAATATAGGATGGATTTAATGTGGTTATCTTTTTCCACAAATCTACTTACACACAAATAGGAAACATCTCACGGGGATGCCACTCCCCATGAGACGTGGCTATAACTTGACTATCGTAAAAACTCTCAAGACAAACTTGTTCATCAGGGGTAACACCGAAAGCAAAATAAAAGCTGGACCTAGTTTCAGGGGCTATTGCACCATGAACTCGACCACCTTTACATCCTGTTTCCCGCATATACCATGGAAGCAATTCATTAGTTTCCATATAACGAGTCTTGTTTTGACGATTCTTACGAGTTACTTGGCCTGATCGTTTCATCATTTCATAGAAAGATTGAAAAATCGGGAGACTGCCAGCCAATGCAATTCCTCCCGTACCAACAGCATCACACCACTGCTTAAAGAATGCATTACTAACATTCTTTGGATTCTTCATTAAAACGGAATCTTTAGCAATAGCAGTCCATGGGTTACGACACATAACCCAGGATATCCCATCAAAAATAGGTTTAGTTTGACAAAACTCTATTTTCTCAAACTCTTCAGCAGGCACTTCAACCACCATATTGAAGCCCATTTTACGAAACCAGTCATTTAAACCCTTGTTAAATTTTAATAAATCTCGAGTTTCCATAAAGACAACACAATCATCACCATTGTTAGCCAATTGCAAATTGACACCACAATGGATAGAATATGCCTTAATCATCATGCACATCAAGATACAATTCCCAAGGGATGTATTCATGTCACCACTCATTCTTGTACCATCAGTTGTATATTTAACTGAACCGTCATTGACGTATCCAGAACACTTATTTTCCAACTGATGTTTCAGTAAATTCATCAATTTCTTTTTGTGGTGTTTGAACTTAAAACAATCTTCATATATGCTGTGTTCAAACTCTAGGGCTTCCCTAGAAACATGCTGGTCAAACCGTGATGCATCTAAACCAACAGCAATAGGCTTGCGAAACATTTCCCACTTTTCACGCAAAAGCCTCGCTGTCTGTGTCATTGTAACACCTTTCATCACAGTCTTATGTCCGAAGAGATCACCAAGAGCATCGAAAATTGGGTCTTCAATCTTTCTAAGATATCGAGCAACCCTTAAATTATACTCTGGTGTTCTGGGGGATATGACGCGCGGCACTGGATCTTTCTTAATTGTACGATCAGTCTTTTCATACTTTACGAATACACTAACCTGGGCTTCTTTTGCAATATCTCTGCGAGTAGACAGTATATTACAATAAGCTCGCTCGTACCTCTTCTTCTTGCAGCCCTTAAATGTGTTGACAGTGTCAACAAAACTCAGAGGAGCGGTCGAAGGAAGATGGGGTCGTAACAAGTCGCGAACACTCGCTAGCGTGTTCCCGAAATGTCCAGGCTTGGGTTTTGGGGGCTCTTGGAAAACACCGTCTTCTTTCACAAGAAAAACGCGTTCCGCAACAGCCCTCCGTAAAGTAGTCAAGTTCTCATTAAACGGGGCAATTTGGATATTCGGAGCAACGCGGCTAATGCGTAAGCATTGCCGCGTCTTGGTAACACCCAGTCGTTTTTCAACGACCAACTTGTGGGGAGGAATGAGCTTATATGCGTCACTTTCACACGGCTCCTCCCCATCCGTCACAACTGGGCATCCCTATGCTGACGCATAATGCGCCAACAGCCTGTCTGACATTTTACCGTCTTCAAACAGGACTTTAAACCTAGCATAATCCTCAGACACAATGAATGCCATAAATGTAGCACGCTCCAGTGCCAACACTTTATCAACTGTACGCAAATCTTTGAATTCCTCCTCAACAATTTTTGACAACCATCTATGGACCATAATTCGGTTGGCCTCAGTATATTTTAAAGTCCCAAATTTTACCTTGATCCTCTGAGCGAGTGATCCAGCAAACTTGGAACGATTACCTTTCACCAGCCGAGACGTTTTACGGACACGAGTGACAATTTGTGTCACCTCACCATTGTTGTAAGTATTTTTAACAGAAGTATCAATATGTTCTTCTACGTAATCATTGGCATCCACATGAGCTTCTTCGACAGCAGCACATATGGTCTCTCTAAGTATGTCTGCTTGGGTGCTCTCACGTTTACTCAAACCGAAAGCTTTACACAACCATGTTTGGCAAAACACGGTGATGGCTACAAACGCATTTTCCTCCACAATGTCAAGTTCAGTAGCATCTATGACTAGCATAGAGCTAAGTTCTCTTTTAGCACGCTCAACATCGAAATGAATATAAGGACCAACAAAACCTTCGCTGGGGGGGGCACACCACTCCACATGTTTATGAGCATGGTCGCCCATAGCCCCAGCAACTTCGCCAGGTGTAACATTATCAAATGTAACAATTGTTTCTGCAATTATTGGTGTAGCCATGAGTAATCAATTAAGTGATGGGTTTACTTAATCTTCCTGAAGCGCCACTTATATCAA